GATTTCGAGTCGTTCGCGATCCAGAGTCGTCCGGCATACCCACCAAGACCGGTGGGTGTTGCCGTACAACTGGACGACGCAGCTCCCCATTACTACTCGTGGGGCCATCCGACGAACAATAATTGCATTGAGCAGGACGCGATTCTGACAGTTAGCAAGCTGTTGGAGGAATGCACCCATATCGTCATGCACAATGCCATGTTCGATGCTTCCATTCTCGAAGAAGTATGGGGTCTTGATGTGCCATGGGAGAAAGTGGAAGACACCATGGTCATGGCCTTCATCGATAACCCTCACGGTGAGCTGTCACTCAAGCCACTAGCCGAGCACCACCTTAACATGCCTCCCGCAGAACGGGATGCTGTGGAGGACTGGCTTGTCAACCATGGGGTATGCCGCGCTAATATGAAGGGCTGGGGTGCATTCATTGCCTACGCGCCGGGCGACCTCGTAGGGGACTATGCCGAAGGCGACGTAGCAAGGACGTACCAGCTGTGGCAGTTCTACAATGCCAAGTGGGACAGCTCGCCGAGCCTCCGCACTGCCTATTATGCAGAGCTGGACCTCATGCCGCACGTCCTTAAGATGGACCAGCAAGGGGTGCGCATCGACGTCGAGACGCTTACCACGGACTTGAATGCCGCGTTCAAGCAGCTCGATGACATGGATGACAGCATCTGTGAGCTGCTTGGTGTCGACGTGGACCTCGACAGCAACGCGGACCTTGCCGATGCAATCGAGCGTGCCGGCATGTCCAAAGGCTTCGCCACGACCGCCACAGGCCGTCGGTCAGTCGCCAAGGACAGTCTCATCAATGCGATAAGCAACCCCACGTTGCTCGGGCATCTGCTTGTTCGCAACTCCCTTGCCACATGCATCCGCACCTTCATGGGTCCATGGCTTAAGACGGCACGGGAGACCGGTGGCCGGTTGTATATCCACTGGAACCAGGTCAGGAACTACTCGGACACAGGTGCACGGACTGGTCGGCTCTCATCGTCACCCAATCTGCAAAACGTGCCTACTGAGTGGGAGAAGTTGAAGTCACAACTCGAAGCTATCGGGTATGAGCTCGAAGTGCCAATGCCACAAGTCAGGAAATACATCATCCCTGATGACGGCAACATCCTGATCTCCCGTGACTTCTCCGGCCAAGAGGTGCGGCTACTCGCCCACTTTGCGGGAGGTGCCTTGCTTGCACGCTTGCAAGAAGAACCGGAGGCTGACGTCCACATGATCGCAGCCAACATCGCCAACATCACCCGTAAGGTCGCCAAGACTCTGGGCTTCGCGGTGCTGTATGGAGCCGGCGTGGGCAAGATTGCGGAAAGCCTCTATACTGACGTGGCAAGTGCAACAAGGATCAAGCAGCAATACCTTGATGCACTCCCTGAGATCAAGGGCTTCCAGAATCTGATGCAGACCCAAGGACGTATGGGCTTGCCGATCACCACGCTCGGTGGCCGGCAATACTACGTGGAAAGCCCGAAGTTCATGGAAGGTCGCGTTCGGACCTTCGAATATAAGCTCACCAACTATGCCATTCAAGGTTCTGCCGCGGACCAGACAAAGGCGGCCATGCGGTATTACTGTGAGCATACCGAGCATGGTAAACTGCTGCTGTCTGTGCATGATGAACTCGTTATTGAGTGCCCCATTGAGCACCAAGAGGAGGAAGCAGCACTCCTGAAAGAGGCAATGCACTCAGCATTCCAAGAAACTTTGGGCTATGAAATCATCTCAACTGAATCACGGGGGTTTAATTTTGGCCAACTTTAAAGACGCGATCGGCTTCAGCAAGCTGGACTGCTACAGGTCCTGCCCTGCAAAGTTCAAGTTCCAATTCATGGACAAGCTACCGCAAGGCTCGTCGCCTGCAATGGAGCGTGGTAGCAAGCTCCATGACGATTGCGAGGCTTACTTACGGGGGTGGGTGTCTGTGCTACCCACAGAACTCGAGCAATGGAAGGACGCCTTTGATGACCTCAAGGCTCTGAAATGCAAGACTGAGGAATCGTGGGGCTTTGACAAGGACTGGAACAAGCTGTCGGATTGGTTCCAACCACAAACCTGGCTACGGGCAAAGTCCGATGCCCATTTTGTCAGTGACGGTGTGCTCACCATCATCGACTTCAAATCCGGCAAGTATCGTGTCCCCTCCACGGAGCAAGTCGAGCTTTATGCCATCTGCGGCTCAGCAATCTATCCCGAGGTAGAGGACGTGGTTGCTGCCTTCTGGTATCTGGACACCATGCAAATCTACGATAAGCGCTATACCAAGGCGCACCTCAAAGAACTGCGGAAGAAGTATGAGGGCTACTTCGCTCCCATCTTCCAGGACACTACGTGGAAGCCGTCGCCTTCGCGGGAGTGTAAATGGTGCAGTTACTCCATCAGTAAGCAGGGTCCGTGTGCCTTCTGAGGCAGCCATTGAGCGGGCATGCGCCACCTACCTGTTGTCTAAGGGTGGGTGGCTCGTGAAACAGCAAGGCACGGCCGGCTTCCCTGACCGGTTGGCTTTGCTGCCCAATGGCAAGCACTTCCTAGTGGAGTTCAAGCGCCCAGGTGGTGAGATGTCGCCCATGCAGCGCTTCATTATGGCCCGACTCAAGGGTATGGGCCATGAGTGCTTTGAGGTGGATAACACAGCAATGTTTAGGATGCTAGTCAATGAACGACTTTAGCCCACCGGAATGGCTCCCACATGCCTACCAGCATCGTGGGGTGGAGTGGTTGATGACTCACCCAGAAGGTGCGTTGTTCTTCGCACCAGGCATGGGCAAGACCTCTGTCACACTCATGGCACTCATGCGCCTGAAAGAGCTGGGCTACCCTGTCAGGGCCTTAGTGCTTGCCCCTTTGCGCGTAGCACAAGCCACATGGCGCGCTGAGGCAGCTAAATGGCTACAATTCTGCGGGCTGAAGATTGGACTAGCACACGGCCCCATTAAGGAGGAAATCCTAGCGGATAAGTCCTACGACATCGTCCTCCTCAATTACGACGGTATCCAATGGGCTAGCAAGCAGCTAGCGCGAGGTCATTCATTCCAAGTATTGGTTTGTGATGAGTTGACAAAGCTCAAGCGCACCTCCACGCAGCGCTTCAAAGCCATCAAGCCGGTACTACCAAGCTTTCAATTCAGGTGGGGACTGACCGGAACACCCGCATCCAATGGCTTACTCGACCTCTTCGGTCAGGTTTATGTACTAGATCTTGGTCAGCGCTTTGGGCGATACATCACCCACTATCGGACGAGCTATTTCTACCAGCTACCCCATGACCAGTGGTCTTGGCATTGCGCACCTGAGTCAGCAGCAAGGATTCATGCCAAAGTGGCAGACCTTGCCATGTATATCTCTCCAGAAGAGGTGTTACAGCTCCCTCCTATTTCACATATCAAGCTACCTGCAGTAATGCCTCCCGCAGCATTGCAGCAATACAAGCAGTTGGAGGCCATAGCGATTCTCCAGCTTAAGGAAGAGACACTGACCGCGGCCAATGCAGGGGTGCTGACTAGCAAGCTTCGGCAGTTCGCTAGTGGGTCGGTATATACCAATGCCGAGCATGACATTGAGGAAGTGCATACTGCTAAGTACGAGGTCTTTGATGACCTCGTAGAAGAGCTTGCAGGCGAGCCGTTAATGGTGGTCTATAACTTTGACCATGAAGCTGCGCACCTACTTAAAGCCTACCCTGGCACACCCATAATACGGGGTGGTATGTCTGAGAAGATGCTTGATAACGTAATGAGCAGGTGGAACGTAGGTGATGAGCCGCTACTGTTTGCTCAAGCTGATGCAGTAGCACATGGCTTGAATCTACAAGCAGGTGGGAATGCGTTGTGCTGGTTCTCGCAAACCTACAACCTCGAGGCATATACCCAAGTAATAGCACGCATCTACCGCCAAGGCCAAAAGAACGCGGTTAGGATCTACCATCTGATTACTGAGGGCACTATTGATACCCATATTCAGAAGATACTAATCGGGAAGGATGTCACCCAAGCATCACTGTTTGCAGCACTCCGCGCGGAGTTAATTAAATTGTAACAGTCGTTTACATGGGTGCACTTTACGTCGTATAATTACTTCATGCTAAAGTTCTATAGAGATTTCAATGGTCACATCGCCTGCGTGTTCCGCCGCGATGAAAACCAAGTGCAAGCCATTATCACGAAAGCAGTTGGCTTGCAAATTATCACCATGTCCGCGAACGCGTTTGCCAGAGTGTACACGCGTCCCACGGAGGTGAAAACCAGCTCGGCCATACTATCATGGTATGCTCGAGCACTTTCAAAGACGCGGAACGATCCCCGTGCTCTTAACATCCTTAAGGAGAATCTGATG